ACGGTTTAGGCTGTATTGCGTCTAATATTCCTTGATTAGGATTTATATTTTGGAGCGCATCAACCGTCGGCCTAATTTGTGTTGCCGCGTCAGTTACAGGAGAAATAGGCGCTCGTTGTATTGCATCCAATATACCTTGATTAGGGTTTACGATTGGCGCAGCAGCTTCAGTTGCGGGAAGCGCATTTCCTAACCCAGAGTTTTGCAAATAGCTAGCTGGGTTAAACTTAGACGCTGTTCCCGTTGGAATCGTTACAGAAGGAGTAGCTTGTGACGCTCCACTATTCAATAAACTATTAATGCCCCCGTTGTAGAGATTAGCCCCAAGATTCATGCCACTGGCAAGTGCCATATTACTAGCAATCGTTGCGGTAGTTCCCGCAGCAGCCCCACTTGCTAACAAAGTTGTACCCGCCATAGTGCCAGTACTAGTACCCGCCGCCGCAATAGCAGCCGCCGTAGCTGGGTCGTTATATAACCGGATACCATCACGGCTATAACCATTGAATTTATTTGGAATTCTCATGCGTAGTTACTCCTGTCGCAGCGAAGCAGTATTTTACCGTCATGTGCGCTTAATTTAACAAATCCTAACCTTTCGCAGAACCGTAGTCCAGCTTGGTTTTCTTCACGTACTTGAGTTACGGCGTAGCCGTATTTATCTATTACGCCACCGAGGATGGTCCGAATATACGCCCGAATAGACCCAATTGGCTTAACCCCGTATCCTACATGAATCTCGTTATTTTTTACTAACACCCCACCTATAACTTGCCCTGATTCGGTCAAGGGTATAACTTCCCAATCTTTTACTGCCTCTATATACTCAACCAGCCCGATTGTTAAGCGATGCTTTACAGACTCATACACCATAATTAAGGCGCGGTCTTGGGGGGTCATGGCGCTATCTTTACGACATACGTCGCCGTGTCGTAGTACAAATCCCCCGTACGCAGCCTACCTGCAGCTAAGTCAGCTTGTGTTGGCAAACTTATACGACGTGCTCCAGTAACCGCATTAAGTTCGCTAAAGTTGTACCCAGAGATAACTTCTTCCACCCCACTTATGGGGCTTAGTATGCGTTGTGTAGAACCTGCGCTTGGGCCGGGGTTGTCTAGTTGCGAGAAGTACAAACGCAAAATAGTGTTTAACTGATCCTGATATTTTTGGTCGTATTGGATTGGGGCCAGTGGCAGCGTGGGGAATTTGGTTGTGCCCGTAGACATTAGCGTCTCCCGTCAGGTCTAACATTAATTCGCGGTGTGCCTAATTGCCACTGCGTACCTAATGTGTCGCACTGAATCTTAAACGCCATCTGTCTGCCACGAATGCGGGTGTTCACCAACTCAGTAAACTGCTGTACGTTGTACGTACTACGCGATGCATACGAAACAGTTGACGCTACTACTGGCGCGTTTGATGTGCCGTAGTTAGCACCGGGGTTTTGGCGTGGGCGCACAGTAAAGCTAACTGAAGGAAAACCCGGCGCCGCTGTGTTTGACCCATCAAACGTAATATCTGGCACGATCTGCCATACAAACCCGTAGTTGTGCCCATCACCAATATCAAAGTCAGACGACTGAATAAACGACTCTATCGGTGAAGGTGGGTTAGTAGTGCCGTCGTCTACCGCCGCTTCGTGAAACACAATCAAATTATTAAGCGTAGCCGCCTGTGGGAACTGACGTAGTGGGCTATCTAACCAAGCTGTGCGATCCATCGTGCCGTAATACCACACGCGATCAAGGTAGTTAAATATCACATAGCGATCAATCGCATCAGAATTAGCGGAGCAATAGAACCACCACACTTCGCTGTAACCTTCGTTTGTACCAGCAAGAAACTGGAACGACTGATCTATATTTATATCGTCGAACACAAACTGACGTAAGGAGCAAGGTAAGGTTTCTACACGACCAGAATAAATATAGAACTTATCTGTACCCATCCAGTAAGTCACACCGTTAGCCGTTGCCATAGCGTTAGGTGAAATGAGGGAGATGTTATCCGACAGTAAGTTAAAGCCCCAAACATAAGGAGGCCCCAGATACTGCATAGAATACACGGTGGAATCTGTCCACACTAAAATCTCTTGACGAGTCTGAAGCGCACCAACAATAAATGAACCGTGCGACAAACGGTAGCTACCTGCTTGGTTTGTAACTGCTGGCAACCAATTGGTATAGTCTTCCTGCACCGACCAGCGAATTAACATCGGATCAAACGTACTGGCAGGGGAATCAAACGAATACGACGTAGCACCAAATGCTATACAAATACGCGTAGCATCCGACACCATAATCTGATTAGTCTGTACTGGAACTTCAGAGCCTGTGACAACAGCCCCGCGTGTAGCAAAGTCAGGCGTACCCGCACCGCCCGGTGCCCAGTAATAAATAGCACCACCACGAGGAGAGAATAAAAGAACCTCACCAAAGTTAGCTTGGCTCCATAGACGCAACTGCAAGCCAATACCTGTAGACGCTCCGGTGTAGCCTGAACCCCATGTACCGCGTGACCAAGGGCCAGCACCCCAACCTGTACCAACTTGATATATTTCCAAACCAGCATCAAGTTCGTATTCAGCTTTAACTGATGCCCCGCCACCTGAAGTTGCTGATGTAGAGTAGATGTATTGCCCGTAGGTTGCGCTAGTTGTGTCTTGGTTGGTAACGGTAATGGTGTACGTGGTTCCAGACAAATACGTCACTTGAAAACTTGGTATGTGCAAAGATGCACTGCTATTCATCAACGTAGCGGTAAACGGCCCAAATGTAGTTACGTTGCTATAGTTTACAAAACTGTTGTTCTCCACCACTTTTGCGGCATCCGTTACTATTAACGTAGCACAGCCAACTGCTGCTCCTGTACTGTGCGTTGCTGCGGTTGTGCCGTTTACCCCGCGAGTTATGTTTGTTAGTGTGCTGCCTGATACAGCGGCGTAAAACATTTCCTCTGAATCAATTTTTATAAACCCACCAATGGTAGGAAAGGTTGAGGTGCTAGTTAGCGTGATGGTTGTCGCTGTAGCAGTAATGCCGCCGTTAAGTGTAGAGTAGGCCGTAGCAAACGGGTTGTTTCCCATTGGGTTAACGGTAGTTGCAATCGGCGTGATGTCGTAGTAAACGCCGCCGTTCTCTACGTAGAACTTTAAGTGTGTGCCAACGCCAAGTAAGTTGTACCCTTTTAATGTAATCCAATTCCACAATGAACGGCACGTACCTAAAAAAGTTGTGTACGTAATTGCAGACCAACCGCCAATTTTCTCAGGGTAACCAGAACGAAAACGCACTTTATCGCACTCAAACCAACCACCTTCGTTGGCAAGCGTTGTACCTTCTCGATTAACGCCGGGTCTAAACTGTAATTTCTGCAAGGGCATTTACTGCTCCTTAGAGTTTCATAATGTAGCAAAGTGCAAAGTACGGAGGCAGGTTTGCGTTTGTTGCACTTGAACCGTTTGAAGAAGTAGTACCGGAGACTGTATGGTCGTGGCTTCCAGCGCCTCCTGATTGTTTGCTTCCGGTTGGGTTTCTATTTTCAAATGCCCCACTTCCTCCCGAGCTAGTAGAAGTACCCGGCAGTGAGTGATCGTGGTCACCCACATTACTTGTGGTGGCACTAAATGTATGGTCGTGGCTAACCAAGGTTGCATCTGCACTACCGCCTGTTGCATTAACAGCATACGTAGACCCTGCGCCTACTACAAATCTAGAGCGCAAATCTGGAGTGCCTCCAGAACCATTACATAAAGCCCAGCCAGCAGGAATTGAACCTACCGAGCCGTTCCACATAATAATGCCGCCGGATGGGAACGAAGAACCCGCAATATTCTGAACAAACGCTGTTGTAGCAAACTTGGTGCTGTTGTCTCCACCTGCTGGGGTTACGCCCGTAGCCGTTCCAGCCACCGAAAAGTTACCGCCTACTGCCAACGCACCACTTACATAGTTAGTCTGGTCAACAATGTTGGTTCCGTCGCAGCGCACTAGCATGGAGGTTGAAACCGGCACCGTAATACCTGAACCTGCCGCTGTGGTGTTACCTGCTACCGTGCTTGCGTAGAGTGTGCAGGTGTAGGTTGCACTTGTGTTTCTAACAACGTAGAGCTTAGGAACTGGTGGTACATAGACGCTGTAGTTTGCCGCCGCCGCTGTATTTAGTATGAGGGTTGAGCACCGCGCTTCGTCTGCTGCTCCGTTAAATACCGTTAGAGCTTGCGCAGACGAAGCCGTAGTTACCGTAGCTGCCCCCGCAATTGCATCTTCAAGGATAACGCCAAGGTTTAAGTTGGTGATGGTGCCCCACGTTCCTGACTTCTCGCCGTTGGCGATTAGCTCTATTCGTAGGTCGGGTGAGTAGCTGCTTGCCATGTTAGTTTCCTAAATAGATTGCGCGTTCATCGTTGCGCCTGTTCACTAAACCTTTGAGCACTTTGCCCCCGGCCTTGGTGTACTTCAAGAATTCTTCGGCAGCGCCTTCGTAGTCGCCCCGGTTATGCTTTTGTCGCAGTGTGCTGCGTTGCAGTGTGCCTAAACCTACATTAAAACTAAATGAGACCAGAGCGTCGAACCAGTTTTGGCGAGTACCAGCACTAGGACAATATCTAAGAACTCCGCGTTCAAACCTCTCAAGGTCTTTTGCAAGTATGGCATTCACTTCTTCCATTGTAAATACGCGGTTCCAGCCCTCTGGACAAGGCAAACTTAGTCTCTCTTCAAACGGCACCCTCGCATGGTTTGCTTCGATTACATGTCCGACGCCAATTGTCCAGAGCCGTGCAGGGCACCGGTAAGGTTTAGTCCTTACCCCCTCGTGGTGGGCAATCATTTTTAAGGCTTTGGGGCTGATCATATAAATTTAGTATTTTTTGCCAAAGGGTCAGCTTTTTGAACTCCTGATTTTTTGTGTTTAAACAAATCTTCTAAGTCTTTTATGTGGTCTGAGCCGACAAAATAAACGCCTTTGGGCTGAGATAAAAGCCACATGTCGCGGTAATTATTTGCTTTGTCTGCCATCTTCTTTGCAGGAGTATTTCCCGATTCCCACATAGCACGTTCGCCTTTATCTATAAACCTCGTTACATTTTCTTTAGTTGCTTGTGAGCGACTGAGCTTTAAATAATCCTCGCCCATTTCTTCCAAAAAACTTGTCAACGTATCTGCGTCAAACCGCTTATTACTAAAATAACCAAAGCTATCTTGCGTTTTTAATATGCGGTCAAAAATAGTCCCATTACCTGCCAATATTTTTTTCTGTTCATTTGTTGCTGTGTTAGTAAAAAGCACAAACAAAAAATGCTTGGGATAGCCTTTTATATCTTTTGCGGCAGCATCATCCCATGATCCTTTATAGGAAACGCCTTGTATCTTGTCACCACCGTCACCCTCGTACCACGCACCATACTTTTCAGTTGCAGCTTTAATTTGCGGGTCTAACGATACTTTTTTACCGTGTACCTGACCAACAAACATCAACTCTGGGCGAACAACAAAGGTCTTCATTTTGATAAATGTAAAATTAGATACACACTAGCTATTAAAGTAACAAGCATTCTGAAATAAATTACGTAGATCATTTCCCAAACGCCCGACCGCCGAAGTGGAACGCTATGATGCTAGCAAACAAAGCCTGAGTTTCGTTGTCCCATAGCTGGTCAGCCAACGCATTAAATTCAACTCCGCTAATCAGCCCTTTGTATGCCAACACAGCATCAATACCAACCAGTAGGAAGAAGAACCCGTAAGTAATTACAGGGCGCACACTGGCGCGGAAGTCTTTCATCCACTGACTTGTACCTTCATTCAAGCTCATGTCGTGGGCGTAGATGGCACTCATCTCTGCTTGTTGTGCGCCTATAAGAGATATTTTCTCGTCCGACGCGGTCTGCGTTTGTATCTCATCGAGTTTGATTTCTTCTATGCGCTGTTGTGCTACGTAGCCAGCGGCGGCTAGTTGCAGTTCGCGTTCAGTTTGCATCTGAGCTAGTTTAAGCTCGTGAGACTTGTCTTGTCTGTCTTGGAAGAAGTCTAGTATCTTGGGCAAGCCACCCATCAAGAATGAAACCAGTGTTGAAAGTAGTGTCAGCATTATCTTTTAGCCCTTTCTTCCATCAACTTAATACGAACCTGAAGGTCATGCAGGTCTTTGTAAATATCTTCTTTTAGCTTGTGCCTAGCCTCTGCACTTAACGGGCTGTCAGTTGGCACACCCTGTGGCGTAATCAACGATGGCATCTGCCCTTCGATCTTAGTCAAACGCGTATTAAACGAGCCAACCTCACCAAGCAGCCAAGCCAAGCTTGCAACCACAATAGGTACAATTGCTTTAAGAACGTCTGACCAGTTCATATCACAGAGACTGCGAAGTTAAAGCGTTTAAGTCCATGCTAGTGATTGCATTGAGATCAGCGCTAACAAATGCAGCTACGTTTTCAGTAGCAATAGCAGGGGAAACAAACACATTGTTTGCAGCATCGTATGTATCGCCTATGCCAGCGTATTTGCCACGCATATTGCCGTTGTAACTGGTTTGAACCCAGCGACCGCCCAATACGCGCTCACAGAACGCTGCACCAATATGTTCTTTCTCAGTGCCGTAAGCATCAGCCGTGTCTTTGTTGTCTACTACGATTACACGCAGTACAACATTATTGCTATCTAATTCAGCAAAGTGCGCCATTACTCTTCTCCTAAATGAAGTCCGGTCAGACTCTCGTCTGAACCTATGTAACCTTTTAAAAAGGTGTTAAACGAAATGCTAATACGTGTGCCATCGCCCTGTTTAGTTTGCACCATGTGTGTCAAGTGAGACGGAAAAATAATTAGATCGCCAGCGCCAGTTTCAAACCACCAGCTTTCGCTATTCCAGTGATTCCAATTTTCAGATGGCAATTTAATCTGCTGATAACCATCTTTGTAAAAATAAATTCTGTCTGTTTCTCTGTTTGCTTGCGGGTAAAACACACCAGAGATAATGCTGTTAGGGTGCGAATGCCTATGATGGTACTGACCCTTATCCGTATAGTTAGCCCACGACTGCGTTATGTATGGAGTCACATCAAACTTAGGCGCATACACAGATTTAAAGTAATCCAGCATCGCATCTTCAATAAATTCACGAATCTCTGTCATCTCAACAGATTTTAAAATCGTTCTATTATCGCTAGTGGTATTGCCTTCATTAGCGTGGCGCGTTTGTTCTCTAATGAACAGTAATTCTTGTTCAGTTAAATCACGGTCTAATTTAGAAAAACCTACCGCTGTGGGGAATAGGTTATTTATGTTCATGCAACCGCCTGATCGTATATTTTCTGTTGACCAAGCATCTGTTCTCTTTGCTCTTCTGTCCAGATCGTGTTGATGCTGTCCTCAAACGCCTTTATCTTTTCCATCGTCTCTAGCACTTCTTCCATGCTTGGACACGGGCGTGGGTCTTCCCATCGTGTAAACGTGGTGTTGCTGATTTCCCACTTAGCGCCGGGGCGCAATAAGTGCATAGCTGTGTCGATACCGTAGAGTTGATAAATTTTTGTGTCCATGTGTTTAGTAATTTAGTTTAAGAATAACTACGCCTGAACCGCCACCCTCGCCGCCGCCTCCATTTCCACCGCCACCACCGCCTCTATTTGCCGTACCTGCTGTAGATGGTGCTGTGCCAACAGCGCCTGCGCCACCACCGCCAGACCCACCAACGGAAGCAGTAGCAGAAGGAGCGCCACTTTGAGTTCCCCCGCCGCCACCGCCAGCATACATTACAGAAGAACCTGTAATTGCAGAAGAAAACCCATCTCCTCCGTTACCCCCTTGAGGTTGATTTGCTTGGCCTCCAATTGAACCTGCACCGCCGCCGCCGCCAGAATTAGTAAATGTTGAATTGTTGGAATAGCCTATACCACCGTTATTACCTTGCCCAGAAGTTCCTGTGCCACCCAAATTGGTGTTGTAAGGAAAACCGTATCCGCCACCGCCAGAGCCGCCAGCAGTTCCTGCTCTACTTGGGTCACTTCCGCCCTTACCACCACCAACAGACGTTAAAGTGTAAAAAACTGAATTAGAGCCATTAGAACCGGAAGCACCGCCAGCGCCAACAGTAATAGTCGATGAATTGCCTGCGGTTACTGCAAAAGCAGTTCCTGCTAAAAAGCCACCAGCCCCGCCGCCGCCAGCACTACCACCACCAGACCCACTACCGCCACCACCAGCAACAACCAAATAATCCACGCTAACAACACCAGCCGGTATCGTATATGACTGTGTAGATGTAAACGAAACAGAGCTAACAACAGGAGCTACGTATCTGATGATGACTATACCGCTGCCACCTGCAATTGTTGCTCCTCCTGCAAACCCGCCAGCGCCGCCACCAGTATTTGCAGTTCCTCCAACTCCAAACCCACCACCACCGCCAGCGCCACCAGAGCTAGTAAGGTATCCCCCGCCACCACCAGCGTAGGTTACTGAACTTCCAGAAATGCTAGAAGCTTGTCCTGCGCCTCCGTTTCCACCAGTAGTTCCACCGCCACCATTGCCACCTACAGCACTAGCACCGCCGCCGCCGCCAGCAGAACCACCAGCCCCTGCGCCACCCGCAAAACCTTGCACAGCATTAGAATCAGGAGGACTTGCTGAAGCAGGAGTATTTCCTGCTGCACCCGGTTTATTAAGTGTACCGCCACCCCCCGAACCTCCAGAAGTGGCGTCTGTTCCCCCATCGCTACCACCACCAGCACCGCCGCCAGTAGAAGTTATGGATGAAAATATTGAACTGCTACCATTACTTCCTGTTCCCCCGCCTGTTTTAGTTGCGCCACCAGCGCCTACAGTTACTGCATAAGTAATACCGGGGACAACGGCTAAGCCTGTACCGGTACGAAACCCACCAGCGCCGCCGCCAGCACCAGAAGCGTCGCCGCCACCTCCACCACCAGCCACCACCAAATAGTCCACCTGCGTAACACCAGCAGGTGCAGTCCAGTAACCAGAAGCAGTAAAGCTAGCAGTAACAGTAGTGCCTAGGCCGGGCCATATACCTGATTTGATGGCTTGTAGTGCTTGGTTTAGCGTCCACACACCTGAAGCTTGCGTGGAAGATATTGTTACCGGATTCTTTGTGATGATCCGACCGGGATAATTACTCATCGTTCACCTTACGAATATAGTCTTAGAATAACAATACCTGAACCGCCGTTATACCCGTACCCAGTAGGAGCAGAGTTATTTCCACCTCCACCCCCGCCGGTTCCAGTATTTGCTGCGCCGTTACTTCCTGCTGTAGTTCCAGTACCTTTACCACCGTTAATGTTGCCGGAACCCCCGTAGCCACCTTCTCCGCCTGAGCCTTGAGGTTGGTAAGCACCGCCACCGCCGCCACACGCATACGTAACGGCTACTCCACTAATCGAAGAAGATAATCCATCCCCTCCATTTTTACCTAGCTTTGCATTTTGTCCTACTTGCCCTGCTCCACCGCCCCCAGCACCCCAATAATCGGTGTTGTAAGGAGATGCGGCAGTACCGCCATTACTACCTTGCCCCGCCGTTCCAGAACCGCCAGCTTGACCAATACCCCCGCCGCCTCCAGACCCACCATTTTGGGCTGAATCAAAGGAATTACCGCCACCGCCACCACCACCCGTTGCTGTTACAGACGAAAAAACAGAATTTGAACCAGCCGCGCCAACACTTCCATTATTAAAGTCTGTATTTCCGTTGCCGCCAGCACCAATAGTGATGGTGTAAGAGCTACCTCCAGTAACAGCTAACCCTGCGCCAGACAAAAAGCCGCCAGCCCCAGCACCGCCGCCATGCCGAGAGCCGCCGCCTCCACCACCAGCAACTACGAGGTAGTCAACAGAAGAAACATTACTTGGCATTGTGTAAGTAGTAGTGCTAGTAAACGACACCACGGTAACTCGGTTAGGAATTTGGTATCTAAGAATGACTATGCCTGAACCACCAGCACCGCCAAATCCTGCATTGTCTGCAGCACTGGCAAAATGCGCTACCCCACCGCCACCACCGCCTGTACCGGCTAAACCAGCGCCGCCGGGATTAACTGTCGGGCCAGCCGTTGGGATGCCCCCATTACCACCGCCACCGGCTCCACCAACACCGGGATACGCACTTATGCTGGTACGGTTAAAAATACCCCCGCCACCGCCACCAGCATAATAAACGCCAGAGCCTGAAATTGAAGAAGCCAATCCTGCGCCGCCGTTTCCAGAATAAGGAGATATTGTTAAAGCATTTTGCCCCGCTTGAGCAGCCCCACCACCACCGCCTGTTGCGTAAGGATCGCTATTTGAATTTTGTCCGTTTCCGCCGCTATTTCCTTGCGATGGTGTAGTGGATGGTGTATTACCAGCGCCACCAAGATTTGATGCGGCGCTATCTCTTCCACCGCCACCACCACCAGAACCACCAGCGGCTCCCGGGCTACCCGGAGCAGCTCCTGCATAGGAACCGCCACCGCCACCGCCAGTAGACGTAATAGAAGCAGGCGAACCAAATACAGAATTAGATCCATTACTACCAACAGCACCGTTAGGAGCATTAAAAGAGCCTGACCCTGCGCCGCCAGCACCTACCGTAATTGTGTATGAAGTTCCCGGAGTAACAGCTAAAGCCGTACCTGTTCTAAAACCGCCTGCACCAGCCCCGCCAGTTGCCGCACCACCACCACCAGCTACCACTAAGTAATCTACAGACGTAACGCCAGCAGGACATACCCACGTAGACGTTGTAGTAAACATCTGCGCTACCGTGCTAAATGCGGGAACATTCCCAAGACCAGTAAGCGTCCAAATAGCCGAAGTAAACGCCGTAGGCGCAAGGGCACTTATTATCTGACCGGGATAACCATGAATTGCCATAGCAACCCCTTATTAAGACGATATATCTTCGTAACTTATTGAGTAGGTGATCCCACTAGCTGTACCAGATGTCACCGTAATACTTGTACCTTCTTCTAGGTAGATCGCAGTGGTTTTATCCGTAACGATTAACGAAGCGTCCGCTGGAACAGATACTGTACTTACGATTGGATACGCTGTACCGCCCGATGGTGCAGAGCCTTGAGCAACCGCACCGTTTGAGTAGATAGAAACGGTAGTATCTACAGCAGCGGAACCGTTTACGTTAGCCGCAACAATCTGATTGATCTTTAAGACCTTGCCAGACGAAGCCGCATTAGGTAACAGAACCAGTGCAGTAGTACCGCCGGGTGTGAGATACGTTGTCTTACCGTAGATGGAAGTGACTGCAACAATATTGGGGTTAGCCATGATTACTCCTTAGAATCCAAAGATCATCGCCATTGCGATGGATTTACCTGTGGTGATGCCACTTGATGCCGCTGCCCACGTAGGAACACCGCCCGTTAAGGTCAAAACATTACCGTTTGTACCTGCGGCTAAAAATGTTGTAGCACCTGAGCCTGTTTGATAAGGCACCGAACCGTTTGCGCCGCCAGCAATATTAGTTGCTGTAGTAGCCGTTGTTGCAGAACCCGCTGTAGTAGCTGAACCCACCGCCAATGTACTTTGCGCTACGTACTGAGGAGCCGATGCACCAGCAGTTAAGACGTAGTTTGTGACACCTAGATTTAGCGTTGTAGTTGCACTTGTACCTGACTGATACACCAAAGAACCTGCCGCGCCGCCTGTGACGTTCGTT